GTTATGACAATAACGCCATGGGCGGTAGCGGATCGTGGGATACCAATCTTGGTCTTCAACCATATTGGACAGGTAACTTAAACCTAGGCGGCCCAGCAAACTACTGGGGCAACGTTTACGCCACAGGTATTGTTACAGGTTCTATCAACACCTTTGCCAGCCAAGCGTATTTTAATACATTCTTTGCTACAAGTATCAATGCTGGTACTGTTAATGCTACACTCATTGGTAACATCGGAACTACACTTATTGGTAGTCTAGGTACAGCTAGCCAAACAACAATTACCAGCGTTGGTACATTAACTGGACTACAGGTAGCCGGTTGGGGTAACATTGGCCTAGGTATCTTTACATCAAACATCAGTGCTGGTACAATTGGTAACGTTGGAGCAGTATTTAACGGTAGTCAGATTAACGTTGGTAGTGCTTATATTCCTACCCTAAACACTACCTATGCTAACATTACAACAGCTAACTTAGGCGCATTAACTGGTGCGCTAAACGTACAAGGTGTTGCTTCATTCTACAGTAATATTTTAGCCGCAAGTGGTGTAGCAAGTACAAGTACAGGTACTGGTGCTATCACTGTTTCTGGCTCAGGTGGTGTTGGTGTTGGTGGTAACGTTACAGCTGGCGGACTAGTTGGTCCGCTATACGGCACAGTAATGACAGCCAGTCAGCCAAACATTACTACAGTCGGTACACTTACAAACTTAATAGTTGCTGGTAACTTAACAGTACAAGGCGCAAGCACAATAATTGGATCCACAGACTTAACTGTCAACGACTCAATTATCAACTTACATACTGCCGCTAACCTGGCACCGTTGACAACAAACGACGGTCGCGACATTGGATTTAAATTACACTACTACGATAGTGTATTATCCACTGGTGATAATTTAGCCTTCTTGGGTCGTGCCAATGATTCAGGATTCTTGGAATTTTACAACACTGGTTATGAAGGTGTTGCCAACGTATTCATTGGTAATACCTATGGCACAATTAAAACTGGTGAATTCTATGCGGCAAACTCTACAGCCGCAACAAGTTCAAGTACAGGTGCACTACGTGTAGCTGGTGGCGCAGGTATTGGTGGACAAGTTTATTCAGCCGGTATCAATAGTACAACTGGTAATTTGGTAACAGCATACTTAGGTACTGTTTACGCTGGTACTATTAATGGCGCCACAATTGGTAACACAGGCGCCGCGATTCAAGGTGCTACAGTTAACTCTACTGGTGCTGTTACAGCCGGTAACATTATTACTACAAACGGTATTTTCTGGCCCAATGGTGTTAGCTATGGTCAAGGTACGTTTACATCATTTAGTACGGCCAACATTGACCAATACTTACCGGGGTACCAAGGCAATGTCAGCTCTGGTAACCTAACAACAAATGGTCAGTTATTTGTACGTGGTAATGCTATTATTCAAGGCAACTTAATTGTAGCCAACGTTACATACCTAACACAAGAAATAGTTACCACATCAGAAAGCATAACTGGTGCGCTATCAGCAACTGGTAACATATCAACTACTTCTAATTTAAACGTATCTGGTACTACCTATGTTAATGGTATTTTACCAAATGCCAACGTATCATACAACCTTGGTAGTGCAAACTACTCTTTTGCTAACATTTATGTTGGTAATATTATTACACCAAGCGGAACACTAGGTGCTGGCGGTAATATTAATGCCGCAACAGTAACAGCTACTACTGGCGTATATGCTCCGGGCTTTTTCTGGAGTACCAACGGTGCTAGTATTTTAAGCAGTATTGTGGTTAGTGGCGGGGGTGGAGGCGGTAGTGGCACAGCAATAGCTGGTGCGTATTTCTCAGGATATACCAACTTCTCGGGTAGCCCAATTAACGATTTTGGCGCTAGCGAGAGTTATGTAAACTCTGGCGGTAGCCCTTACAGTGACCCATTTGGGCAAACTCTAAGCACATATACAGTAGATTTCAATGAATTAGAAACTACCTTACAGACTTTAGATTTAGGTAGCAACTCATTTGTTTAACGGATAAATAAGATATAGAGGACGATATAAAAAATGCCAACACAAGTACAGTTTAGACGAGGAACTAATGCCCAAAACCAAGCGTTTACGGGAGCCGTCGGTGAAATCACCGTTGATACCACACTTGGCACTCTACACGTACATGATGGTGTTACAGCCGGTGGTAATACTCTAGTAAGAGCAAACGGTGTTATTTACGGTTCCACAATTTATCAAAATAACGTTCGCGTATTTAAGAATTCAACAGCATCTTCTGCTCCAAGCAGTCCAGTAGCAGGTGATGAGTGGTATGACAGCAGTTCAGATATACTATACAAATATGTATATGACGGTACTAACTATCAATGGGTTGATACCAGTCAAACTGTAAACTATCAAACTTTAGCTGTTACAGGTAATGCTACAGTTGGTGGCTACCTAACAGCACAAAACTTTATCCTAACCGGTAACCTAACACCACAGTCTAATATTAGTTCTAATATTGGTAGTACAAGTACCTGGTATAGCAACGTATATGCTGTAAGATTTAACGGCATCAGCGTACAGGCACAATATGCCGACCTAGCAGAAAACTATATAGCAGATGAAGCGTATGCTCCTGGTACTGTAGTTGTGTTTGGCGGTGAAAAAGAAATTACAACAAGTGCTATCAGCCACGATGTACGTGCCGCTGGTGTTATCAGTACTGATCCAGCTTACTTAATGAACGACGGAGTTGACGGATTACCAGTTGCTTTAACTGGTCGTGTTCCTTGTTTAGTAAAAGGCCCAGTAGACAAAGGCGATCGACTGGTAAACGTGGCTCCGGGCGTAGCCGGACGTTTAGAAAAAGAAAAATATGAGCCAGGTTGTATCATTGGCAAGAGCTTGAATGCTATTGAAGATGATAGCGTTAAATTAATTGAAATAGCAGTAGGAAGATACTAATATGGCATTTCCATCATCACCATCATCAAACCAACAGGCTACCGTTAACGGTGTAGTATACACCTATAACAGTAGTAAAACAGCCTGGCAACGTACAACAAGTAGTAGCACAAACTTAACTGTGGCTTCTATTGCGGTAACCAGTGCTATCACAAGTCCAAACTTATACATTAGTGGACCAACTACTATTACTGGTACAGTTACATTGACCAGTACACAACCACTATTGCCAGCATCCAATGCCGCAGTTGACATTGGTAGTAGTACACAATGGTTCCGTACATTTTACGGTAAGTCAACACAGGCACAATACGCTGACTTGGCAGAGAACTATTTAGGTGACCGCGACGACTATATGCCAGGTACTGTTATGATATTTGGTGGCTCAGCAGAAGTTACTGCTGTACAAAAAGAATACGATACTCGTGTAGCAGGAGTTGTTTCTGACAATCCAGCTTACTTGATGAATGTGGCAGATGTAGGCAATCGCTTTATGGTTCCTATTGCCTTAACTGGACGAGTTCCGACTAAAGTCCAAGGCCCAGTTGAAATTGGTGATGTTCTAGTTACTAGTAGCCAATACGGTATCGCACAAAAAATTGATAATGCTAAATTTGTTCCTGGATGTATTTTAGGTAAAGCACTAGGAAAAATTGAAGATAATTCTGTGGGAACTATCGAAGTCGTTATTGGTCGTTTCTAAATGAGGGCTAACCGTGGCAACTAATATTATCGGTAGCGGAGCAGAAACAGCCCAATTATATCTAAGCGAGGCAGCCTACCCAGTAGGTACCCTAGTCAAACCTAGCGGCAATAATCCATACGAAGTTACATTGTGTGTAACACCTTATTGTACTCAACCAATTGGCGTTGTTAGTACTAACCCTGGTATATTATCAAACGCTGATGCTGATTTAACAGTCAGACAAGGCGGCGCATATATTCCAGTTACTACGCACGGTAGAACCATTGCTTTAGTACAAGGGCCAGCGTTTGCTGGTGATAAGTTAGTAGCAGGTAACATTCCTGGCACACTAATGAGCTTGGAACAAAATCCTCCAACTACAGTTAGTGGTATGGGTATTGCCCCAACAGTATTGGCAATCTGTTTAGATACAAACCAAACCAAAAGTCCACAACCATTGAAAGTTGTAGTAAAAGGTGGCACCCCTAACCCCACCGGCAATCTAATTGTTAATAATATTACTAATATTGGAACCAGTACTGTAGGTAGTTTAGTAACTACTAATGGTGTTAACTGGGCCAATGGTATTCCGTACTCGCCTGGTACCATTACCACTACACAATTTTTTAACGGTAGTACAACACAACTTTCATCAATGTTTACCAACATTGGCGAAGTAGCTACTGTGTCTAATGCGTCGGTAAGTGGCACAATTCCTTTTTATGTAACTAGTCAAAGCGTACTATATTATCAAGGTACTGCTACCTCTAACTTTACAATTAATGTATTAGGGTCAAATGTAAACGTATATTCATCAACTCCAACAGTCCAGGCACAGGGTACTGTTAATGCCTATACAATGACTATTAATGAAGTTGGTACTGGATCATTTACTTCAGGTATGAAAGTTGGATCTGCAGGTTATACTATCAATGGTGCTACTTATCCTCCACTATTTGCTAACACAGTAATACAAACAGGTTCAGGCACAACTGGTACATACACACTAAACAACTGGGGCTACTTACCAGCACAGTCTGCTATATACGGATACGCTGTAACAAGTACAACTGGTACCAGCCTGAGTACACTATTACAGCCCGGTCAGAGTTTAAGTATTACCTTCTTAAACACAAACGGTGGTACTCCTTATTATCTAACCGGCTTTCAAATCGATGGTATAGCACAATCAGTTCGTTGGCAAAACGGTGCTTCTCCAAGTTATGGATCTGCTAATAGTATTGATGTTTATTCGTTTACTATTATACGTACCTACGCTACACAAATTGTAACCCCACCAACTTGTATTCCTGTATATACTGTACTTGGTAGCATAACCAAGTTCGCATAGGATCCGCTATGCCAGCATTAAGTACACTAGGCGGCGCAAGCGTAAAAGATTTTAGAAGAAATCAAACGCCTCCATCAAACGGATTATTTTTATTCTTAGATGCAAGTAATCTATCCAGCTACCCGGGTTCGGGTAGCGTGTGGTATGATCTTAGTGGTCGTCAAAATCACATGAATATTGTGTCTAGTGCCTGGGCTAGTGGTACACCGGCATATATGAATTTCAATGGTAGTTACGGGTGTGCTAAATCGGCATCGGGATCAGACATACACATCAGTGGAAATATAACAGCCATTGTTTGGTGTATTCCACTAAACAGCACAGGCAATTGGCGTACACTATTTCGTGGACTATCTGGCAGTCAAAACCATCAGGTTATATTTCAAGCAGGCAGTTGGGCCGTTGGTATGTACGATAACGATCACGGCACAGGATTTAACAATTCAGGATATAGTCAACAAAGTTTACCTGGCTATCCAAACAGTTGGGTAATGATGACCTGGCAGTTTTCTACTTCAAGTCCACAGTATCAACTAAGCATTAACGGCAGTCCTAGTAGTATTGTTGGTAGTATATCTAGTTCAAACGCCACGTTTAATGATGGTATATGTAGTCTTGGTGCTTACAATAACGGTGACTTTAACCCGGCCAATGCTAGCCAGTATTTTGGACTTATCAGTCAGTGCGCCATTTATCAACGCAATTTAAACAACGACGAAATATTACAATATTTTACGGCTACACGTGGTCGTTTTGGGGTATAGCATATTATGCAACAATTAAGAAAAATATACCGCTCAAACTATGCCGGCGAACACATTGTTGGAAAACTCACGTTGTCCGATAATGCCTGGGATCCAAGCACAGAGTACATTCCTAATGCGGTGTTTAATACACACACAACTAGTCGGGCGGTTGTTATTGGCAACGGTGAAAGCCGTCAAGGATTTAATCTACAGCATATTGCCAATCACAAAGGCGGATTACTAGCAGCCGACAAATTACAAAGCTATGGATGTAATGCCTTGTACAGAGATTTTACACCAGATTTTTTAGTAGCAATTGGCGATACAATAGTTGACGAAATTGCTCAAAGTGAATATACCAAAGACAATATTTGTTACGCAACATCAGAATCTGTATTAAAGTATCCTGAACAATTTTATCTGGTACCACAAAACCTACACTACGATGCCGGCGCATTGGCCGCTTACCTAGCCTGCTTTGATGGACATACTAAAGTCTTTTTACTTGGCTTTGACAACTATCCAGGTCCTGAAACAACAAATAACATTTACAAAGATACAAACGGTTATCCAGCCAACAATCACGTGTTAAATGGCGACTTCTTTACCAAGTCTTTAAATATGGTAATGACAACCTACAGTGATGTTGAATTTATAAGAGTGATGCCAAACACAGCCGCTTACATTCCCGACGGATGGAAAGGTATTACTAATTTTAGACAAATTGACTATCGTGGATTTGTTACTGAATCAGACTTAGGTTAGTTTAGAATACTTTCTAAAGTCTTAATTTTCTTTTTAATAATATCAAAATTAAAACTACGCCACAGCCCAGGATGTAGTGGCTTGGGATGATCCTGCATTTCTACCCAGCAATACCCTCGGTGTTCTTTGTTAAGAGTTGGCACAAACTCTGTATCAACGTTTACTAAAAATGTATAATAAACAAATTTATTATTGTCTGATGTAAATGTTTCTAAGGGAATAAATTTCTTCTTGGTATAATCAACACCAATTTCTTCTTGTATTTCTCTTACCAATGCCTGTATAACAGTTTCGTTGGATTCTATTTTTCCACCAACAATACCCCAAAAGCCTTGTTGGCGACTTTTGTTACGCAGTAAAAAAAGATAACGATTGGTAGACCTGGCGTAAATTAATGCGCCAACACCTTCGGTGTGTTTATCTGACATTATAGAACCAAACTCCACTCTCCGGCTTTGTACAGGCCTTCATAGCTTCTAGTCCATTCACCTTCGTACCAACGATATTGTACTGGTGCTGGATTACCGGCTACAGTAGTTCTTAAATTTGAAACATACTGTATACCTGGATTACGTTGACTATCAAAACTCACAGTCCAATAACTGCCATTCCACTCAATGATATCATTGGCATTGGCTACTAACTGGGTTGATTCAGGACCTGCCCAGGCCGCGGCACTTTCGCTGTCAAAACTACCAATTGGATTTAGTATAAGGTAACGAGTATGTAATGCAGGGGTTAAGATATTACTATCAACAGTAACAGTAAATGGATCAATGATAGCATTAACTGGTGGTAATGTATTGGCAGGCTTGGTAGCATCATCTACCGAGAATATAAGTTGACTAGGATCTACAGGATTCATTGCTACAGTACCAACTATCTCGTGACTACCACCTGGGTATGGAAATTGTAAACGAGCCTGACTGATACCGTTGACTATCTTTCCATACATATTAATTAACCCGTTCCAGTCGGCTTTTTCACCTACAACAACACCATCGTTGTCGTGAGCAGTATGAGTGTACAAAGTTAAAATATTAGGACCAGTGTAAACAACTTCGTAGCCCAACGGAGTAAAACGTTGTTGACTCATTAGGCCGTTAAGAACAGTAACAACACCCGAACTCAGATCTCCTTGTGCGTCGTATATGCTAGCGATAATTTCCGCAACTACTCCGCCTTTCTTGACCTTAGCAGGTAAGGTTAACCAAATTGGTAATTCAAAAGTTAAATTAGCAATATCAATTTGTGTATCGTCGCCCATCATTGGTACGCTACGACTTGTATAAGAAACATCAGATAACTCTATAGCACTTAAACTGGTCCAATCAAGATAGTTGTCTGTGCTTTGTATTTCCAATGCCGGATTAAACAAAGGTAGTATTTGTTCAATAATTTGATGTTTTTGTTCAGTGTTGCTGGTCCAAATATCGGCTTTGAGTGTTAGCTTATACGGTGCTGGCATTAGGCGCTCTACAGTATAGATACCTTCTTGACTGCCAACATAACTCTGTGATACCGGGTCAAATGATTGTTCACGAACACGTCTAGTATCTTCAAAGTAGGGATTTTGTAAACGATTACGATCATACGCTAATCCGCCAATGTAAACAGCAATAGCAGGAACAGCATTAAGAGTGTTCTCGCTATTACCTCGTAGGATCATTGCGGCCTGACGACTTTGATCACCATAGTAGACTGGAATAGTTTGTAGTGTCTGATTGCCTTGTTCGTCTTTGCCAAATTCAACCTGAAAGTTAGATAGCATACGAATAAACTGTATTACAAATCGACGGATTTGTCCATCGTAGTTAAATTGTACTGGCATTAGTTATCGGCCTTTGGTCTTAAAATTTTGCTTAGTGGTTGAGTAGTAGTATTATTTACATAACTCATGCGCTGTGTCAAAGTATCTGTTCCAGGTGTGATATTAGCACGTACACTATCTTCAATCTTGATCCAGCTAGTACCGTTGAAACGGAATAGGCGATTTGGCAAATAGTCTAAACGCAAGAAATAATCTCCTATAGCAGGTTGAGCCGGGAACGCTACGCCAGCACCAGTTACTAGGCCATTTGGCGCACGGCCATCGCCGGTTAAGTAACCTTGTACTTTACTTGTTGGGCTCACTGGAGTTGAGTCTGCAGTAATATTAGTATTGTCTGCTGTTATAGTAGTAGAACTATCATCAGGATAACTGCTATTGCCCCCAACTGGGCTACCATCGTTGTTGGTAGCTAAATCATAAAATGGGCTTGTGTCGTAACCAGATTTAGGAACGTCAAGTTCGGCCTGAGCAACAATGGAATTGTTGATATTAATAAACTTATCGTAGGTACTTAAAATTTGTCCAACTGGCGTATCTGTTCCGGGGCCAGCTTTGATGTTGTTGAGAATGTCTTTGTATTCTTGGCTATCTACCAATGGGTTGAGTTTAACACGCCATAAATGTGGCCACCAGGTTGGACTAAAACCTTCTGACGCAAAACTAGCATCACCAACAACATAGTAACGTTTTAGTGCCGCTGGTAAGTCTCCGTCTAAAGCATCATAATCTTTTAGGTGCTGAAGTTCTAGTACATCGCCGGCTATTAACTTACGGCCAATGGTATCCACCATATCACGCAAATGGAACACCATGAAGATTGTACCAGTTTGTAAGAATAAACCAAATTGACTTAAGTCAAAGTCTTGATCAGCACGTTGATAAATTCCACGCATTTTATAAACGTCTTGGCTGTACTTGCGGTCACGATTTTCTACCCATAGCAGGTCTTGAATGTTCTGCTCACTTTGATTTAAATAATCTGGACGGGTCGGGTCTGTGCTACCAGTTTGTTCTACTGGCCCAAGATACTTGTTTAATAGTACACCAGTACCGCCAATGGTAAACATTTCTGAAATTCTGCGATCAAAAAACTTATAATCATTTGAGTGTTGACCGTCTTTCCAAAGACTTAAACGTGGCATAGCTATTCCTATTAGTCTAGTATTTATCCCCTGTTGACGGCTAATTCCCAAAATGTTATAATCATATTATGAGCCAGAGAATTGACGAGCTATTCTTCAAAATTATTGCCTGTAAGCAAGAGCACCAACGCGATCTTAAGCGTATATGGCACAACTGTAAACGCACAGAAGATGAGATCAGCCGGGAAGATGTAGTTTGTCGCAGAAAAGGCAGAGATACTGCTCGTATGATAGAGCTTAAACAAGAGCTTGAAGAAGATGTAAACTTATTAGAGCAGTATTTGGTTTTTGCTACTTTGCTCAATGGTTGACTAAATATTTCCAAAATGTTATAATAGTTTATGTTAATATTCTTGGACACCGAATTTACTGACTTTGCCGAATCCGAATGCGATTTAATATCCATTGGATTAGTCGACGAAAATGGTAGGGAATTCTACGCAGAAAGCACACAGTACAGACAAGAAGCCTGTTCAGATTTTGTTCGGGAAATAGTGCTACCATTATTGGGACGGCACCCAGATCGTGTAGTAGATAATTATTACGGTATTGCTATAAAACTTAACGAATGGTTAAAGTACTACCAAAGTACTATTGTTACCATATGTTTTGATTATAATACCGATTGGCATTTAATGTCCAAAATGTTATTATTACTACCTGAAGAAGAATTATTTGTAAATATCCAGGCTACAAATATCTGGGGTGACCTAGATAAACAGGCCCTGGATTGGTTTTGGTTAGAGAAAGACACAATAGGTTGGCAACAGCATATGGCATTGTATGATGCCCACGCCAATATGTTCGCATACAAACCTTTAGTAAGGGAAAGACACAATGAAACTCAACGGTAAGACAGTAAAGGCTCGACATAAGGCACAACGTAATCCGGCACTACACGATGAAAAGTATACCGGTGGCGAACCAGTGTGGGACACTGAACGTGCCTTGGCAATGTCTAAAGAAGACTTTGACCATCATATGCGTAAGAGTTTTTACTACTACAATTATTACTACAATCAAAAAGACTGTAAGAAGTATGTAGTTGAGTGGTTAAAGAAAACAGCCGAATTTACCAAAGAGGAAATTAAAGCCTACGAGCGTAGTCCGGATCGTGCTACAGAAATGACAGTATGTAGTTTGATTATGGCACATCGTCAAGGTATGCCATTGTTGGCTGAACACATAGCCTACATTGATACTCAAATTGAGCGAGCCATTACACACGCCACGGACGAAGTAGTTGAAGTTGCGGTGGATGCCAAACCCAAGGCCTATGTACCTACCATACAAGATCGTCTAAATGAAAAGACCAGCGAAACCATTGGCGAACTTGAAGGACACTACGATCAGTTTATCACCGACAAGAAATATACATTCAAACCCTACGACTTTTTAGTAGCTAATAACGTACCACAAAGTCAACTTGGCAAATACGAAGAACTATTCCAACGACGTTTTGTGGAACTAGCACAGGCCTTTAATAAAGAGGACGAGCAGGTAGCTGAAGGTTACAGCCATTACAAAACAGCCGACTTTAAACGTATTATGGGCTTTATCGATCAAATACTAAATGACATTATGGCCTATCGTAATGTTAAAAAAGCCACTAAGAAAGTTCGTGCTCCACGTAGTGTCAGCAAAGAAAAAGTTGTTGCTAAACTAAAATTTGCCAAAGAAGACAAAACGCTTAAAATTGTAAGTATCAACCCAGCCGACATCATTGGCGCACAAGAGCTGTGGGTTTACAACACTAAAACACGCAAGTTGGGCAAGTACATAGCTGATAGCATACGTGGCCCACTGAATGTTAAAGGTACTACAATTACCGGTTTTGATGAGTTTAAATCAGTGACAAAAACCCTGCGTAAACCCGAGGAAAAACTCAAAGAATTTGCTAAGGCTACTAAAGTACAGCTACGCAAATTCTTAGAAGATATCAAAGCTACAGATACCAAACTTAATGGCCGCATAAACGCAGAAACGGTGCTACTCCGAGTTCAGTAATAAATACTGTATAACGGAGTAAAGCACAATGACACCATTTACCGGTAATGTAGTAGAAGATCCCGGATTCACAGCAAATCTAAACGTACAGACTAAAAGCCTGTACGACCCTACAACAGGATCCGGCCCCGGACACATCGAGTTTAATGGTACGCCTGACGTATATACTCCTGGCAACACTGATCCAAATTGGCAGTACGGTGATACCACTAATAGCCTACGTGCCGCAATAACAGATTACATTCGTATGCGTTTGGCCGATGGCATTGTTGACGTTGAGCTAGACAAAGAACACTACGAAATGGGTATTAATCAGGCCCTGATTAGATATCGCCAACGTGCTCAAAATTCTACAGAAGAAAGTTATGTAAGTATGACTTTGCTTCCTGAAACACAAGAATACATACTACCAAAAGAAATTATGCAAGTGCGCCAAATCTTCCGCCGCGGTATTGGTAGCGTAACAGGTACTGGTAGCCAGTTTGAACCATTTAGTTCAGGCTATCTAAACACTTATATGTTGGTAGCCGGACGTGTTGGCGGATTAACTAACTACGAACTATTTGTTGACTATCAAAAACTAGCAATGAAGATGTT